CATATTTCTTGTTTTTGGTATAAATATAAGGGTTTTTTTGTTTTTTGACAAATCATATTTAATTTCATACAATTAACTAAAACAATAAACGGTTAAGTTATGAAAAATGAAAAAAGGAAAAACGTCAAAATTAAATGTTTTTGATGATGCAAAATGTCACTATGGTACAGTAGACTCAAAAGAATTAAAATCAATTTACATTGTATTACAAACATGGGTAGAACCCAAATCTGAGGAAGATAATTGGACTAAAATTACAGGTCTCATAAAACGTCAAATACTACATACTCTATTAGAAGTTGTTGATTCTTCCACCTTTGAAAGGAAACAAATTGTGGATTTAGATTTAAGAACAAGTGGTATACAAAAAAATAAAAAAAGTTTTTTAAATTTAGAAATAACCCTTTTTGTTCACGACAAAACTACAGATTTTAAATCAATTATGTTGAGGTCTAAAATAAAAAAAATCATAAATTCAATTTATTTTGATGACTTAAAAAATTCTAAGTATTTTACATTAAGTAAAACAAAAACTAAAGAAACCGAATTAATATAATATTTATCATAAAAACATTATGAAAATATTAGGACCAAGCGACACGGGTAAAGGAATTCTTTTGGAGTATGATGCAGGAATTATAAACCCAAACGAATATAGAAATAGCCAAGTAATTAAAGAATCTTATGGTCAATTAGATCATTCAAAACCTTTTGTATTTTACGCAACCTTACAAAAATATGGAGTACCAAATAGAAATGGTAGGGTATACCCTGAAAAAATATTAAAAAGAGAGGCAGAAAGATATAAAGACATGATTAATAAAGGAATGTCTATTTCTGAACTTAATCACCCTGAGTCTTCACTTATAGATTTAGATAGAGTTGCTCACCTTATCACTGAAGTATGGTGGGAAGATAATGTATTAATGGGTAAAATAAAATTACTTACAACTCCAGGTTTTCACGAAAGAGGTATTGTTTCTTCTAAAGGTGATATTGCTGCAAATATGATGAGACAAGGTGTTACAATGGGGGTTTCTTCTCGTGGTGTTGGTTCCTTAGTTAAAAAAGGCGAACAAAATGAAGTACAAGAAGATTTTGAACTTATATGTTTTGATTTAGTTTCTTCACCGTCAACACCAGGTGCATATCTTTACTTAAATAAAGATGATAGACCAAAATATGAAGAAAAACTTACAGAACATGAAAACGTACATTCAAATTCTTCTTCTTTGAACAAATCTATTGACTTAATGAAAAGATTATCCGATTATTTGGATAAATAAAATTATTAAGATATGGATGAAAAATATTTTGTAGCAAGAGTAACAACCGACATGGTTGATGAAAACAGCGGAAAGGTAAAAAAAATGAAAGAAGAAAAATTAGTTAAGGCGTATTCACCTACAGATGTTGAGGCCAAAGTAACTAAAGCTTATGAAACTTACACGATGGATTGGAGAATAACTGCGATTGTTGAAAGTAAAATTGACGAAGTAATAGAATAATAAATAATTATTTTTCATTTAAAAAAGGGAATACTTGTTAGTGTTCCCTTTTTTTATTTTTAGTCATTTTATAAAAAAATTAACTTTTTTTTAATTTGGGTATATTTATTTGATAAATAAACCAATAACGCATTGCTTTTTAGAAATGACAGGAAATGAAAAATCGATAGTAGAAAACACCTTATTACAAATAAAGGCAGTTGAAGACGCTATCAGCGAAAACGCAAAAGGAATACTTGCTTCTACGATGAAGGAAGAAATCAGTGAATTAGTAAGGGAATCATTAAGTGGTTCAAAAAAATCTAAAAGGTCTTTATATGAACAAGAAGAAGGTATGGAAACCCCAGAGGTTGAAGACGAGAATTTAGAAGACGGAATGGAAGACGGAATGGAAGACGGAATGGAAGATGAAACAGAAATGGCTGATTATGAAATGGACACCGACGACGAAGGTGACATGGAAATGGATGCCGAAGTTTCTGTTGATGATAATCAAGAAATGCCTCCATTGGACATGACTCAATCACCTATGACTGACGTACTTAAAGTATTTAGGGCTATGGGAGATGAAGATGGTATTATTGTTAAAAGAGATGGTAAATTTTTACACATATCTGACAATGAAACGAACAAAGATTACATGGTTCAATTAGAGGAGAGCAAAAGAAAAAGAAAAATGAAATCAAGATTAGATGAGGAAATTCTTTATGAATTAAGTTTTGAAGATAAAGAAGTTGGATATGATAAGTATTCTGACGAGTCAGGTTATGATGATCACGAAGATGAATATGAAGATGAGTACGAAATGTATGAAACGGGTAATACTACTGAATATTCAGAACAAGATCAAAAACCAAAACCTATGTACGAAATAGGTGGTGAAGATGATTTAGGTGCTGAAATGTACGAACAGGATGACGAAGATGATTTAGGTGCTGAAATGTACGAACAGGATGACGAAGATGATTTAGGTGCTGAAATGTACGAACAGGATGACGAAGAGTTGAAAATGGAATCTTTTAAAGCTAAAGGAAGAGTAGGAAAAATGAAATTCAAATATCCATCTAAATTAAAAAGAGGTGTTGCTGAAACTTCATTTGAAAAAGAAATGGAAGAAGAGTGGAACGAGGAAGAAGACGGTGAAGAATTATTACCTATATCACGTAAAGATTCTGCAGAACAATCTGAAGCGGCTAGAACTTTGGGTAACGGTAAATATTGGGGTAGAAAAGGCCTTCCTAAACCAAGAACCGCACCTAGACATTTAAAAGTTGAATCTGTAAATGGTGAGTTAAACTTATTGAGAGAAAAAAATGAAGAGTATAAAAAAGCATTAGACTTCTTTAGAAATAAATTAAATGAAGTTGCTGTATTTAATTCAAATTTAGCATACTCAACAAGATTGTTTACCGAACACTCAACAACAAAACAAGAGAAAATAAATATTCTTAGAAGATTTGATAATGTAGAATCTTTGAAAGAGTCTAAAAATCTCTACAAAACAATTAAAAACGAATTAGATGGTAATGGATCTGCGACTGTTGTTAAAGAATCAATCACTGAAAGAGTGGTTAAAACTCCACAAACAGGATCAGCAACAAATCTAATCGAAAGTAAAACGTATGAGAATCCTCAGTTCATGAGAATGAAGGATTTGATGGCAAAAATTAAATAAAAATAAACTTTTTTAAAAATCTGTATATTTATATACATAAAATAAAAAAAATAAACTCTAATTAAAAAAATTAAAAATGGGAGCATTATTAGAATCAGGTCTTGTAGGTAACATCGGTCTTAAGCACTTGAAAGTTATCAAAGAAGATACAATTAACAAATGGGATAGATTAGGATTCCTAGACGGTCTTAAAGGACACATCAAAGAGAACATGGCACAGTTATATGAAAACCAAGCGTCTCACCTAATTAACGAAGCGGCATCTACTGATAGTTCAGGTTCATTTGAAACTGTAGTATTTCCTATCGTTAGAAGAGTTTTCTCTAAATTGTTGGCTAATGATTTAGTATCTGTACAAGCTATGAACTTACCAATCGGTAAATTGTTCTACTTTGTACCTAAAATCCAAGGATATAATGGCGACGCAGCTAACCCTAACACGCATTTTGCACCAATCGGAGCTCCAGGTTCAGATAGTACTACGGCATCAGGTTATGATGATGGTAACGAATACGCTAAAAATCTTTATGATTTATTTTATGAAGGTGCTGAAGCAGGATTAAACCCTCCAGGATTATTCGATTATTCAAAAGGTACATTTACTGCGGTTACTTCACCTACAACTGTTTTAGAGTGGTCTAACGGTACTCTAATTCCATCTAATAACAGTGCTACTTATACAGCATCTACAACAGGTGTTAGAAAAGTATTATTAAAAATGTGTGGATTTAACCAAGTGGGTACTGGTAAATTAATTGGTCCTGATGGATCTGAAATGGATACAGAATCTTTCCTTTCTGATTTAAAAATCATTAAATCTGATGGTTTAACTATTGGTGGAAGTTCACCATGTACTGTTCCTTCTGCTACACCATTATTGTTTAGAGTAGTTACTCAACAATACGGTAAAGCGATTGTTAATCCTAATTATAATGTAGTTAGAACTGAATTCCCTGGTGGAAATGGTGGTTCTTACGAAAGTGTATGTTCAGTTGATGGATGTATTTACTTAGAAGTTGATTTATCTTGTCCGGTATGTGCTGACTGTAACGCTACATCTTTAGATGGTTATACAGGAGCAACTGTAACTGCAATTCCTTCTGGAACATCATTTACTGCGGTATTTAAAAGATACGCTGAATTAGAATTTGAAGATAAAATTGGTGAAGTTTCTTTTGACCTTGAGTCAGTTACTGTATCTGTTACAGAAAGAAAACTAAGAGCACAATGGTC